ACTATAGGTGGGCGTTACCATATGGAAGACCGAGCCCGTATAGACGCCTTTAATGAGATGACTCCCGAAGAACGAGCGGAGATGGCAAGACTTGGATTTACTGCGGCACCAACACTTAGGCAGTTAGTCAGAGGTGACGGAGAGCAAGCAACATTTGTAAGTCAAAATGCTGAACAAGCAGACAGATTATTGGGTAGAGCTGGTGCTAGACTCGCTATGCGCAATTTGCAACGTATACACGGACGAGCCGGAACGCATCTTGAAGGAAGAAATATTTGGCACCAGGGTCCCGGTGGGTATCGAACATATAATACTGCTTTAACTTCAAATCCAAACATGAGAATGGCGGACATTTCGTCCATTGATGATGACAGACAATACGCCAATAGAACAGTAAGAGAGCAAAACGAGTACATGCGAGGGGAAGTTAACCGAGCAATGGGTGCTACTGGCACCGGTCTTTATGCAAATGCCGATCTTACCACTCCTGACGCAAGAAGAATTATAGCAATAGCGACGGCATTAAGAAACCGAGGATATACAGTATCGGGTCACCCGCACTATGAACAAACAGTCGGTCACTCAGATAAATCAAGACATTACCTTGGTCTAGCCCTTGATATTAATAAGGGCGACTATAGCATGGCTGAAATGGAACAGCATAAAGACGAATTTGATGCCTTAGATGCCGAATTAACAAGGCAAGGTTTTGGTGTACTTTGGAACGAAAGCGGTCACATGGATCACTTGCACCTTCAGTTAGCTAAAGGCGGAATTGTCAGCGGTCCTGCTAGCGGATATCCAGCAACGTTGCACGGAACTGAAGTCGTAACTCCTCTCAATATGGATTCAATTTTGATGAGATTAGCTAAGACTCCTGCAGCGGCAGACGGAGCTGACGGAATGTTGAATTCTAATATTACAAGAGAAGCACTTGACCGTATGAGTTTCGCACAAAAAGAAATGATAGACGTTCTAACAAGAAAGCTTGATAACGTTATTAACGCACTGGATGACGGCAATTCTACTCGTACTAGAATATTAAGGAACAGCATGGTTTAACATAAATACTATTATAAAGTGAAGAATCCTACATATGTCATATAAGAAAAAGTTTTTAAACAAGTCAGGTATTTCAAGCCCTATCTCTGGCATGAACAGCAACAGCGGTGCTTGGAACGGCCAGGACGGGTCAATGTCAGGTGGCTATAGCAATACTGATTTTGGTTATAAGAACTACATGTCCAGACTTCCAGAAGTATATACAGGACACCCCAATAGAATTGAGCGTTACAACCAATATGAAATGATGGACGTTGATGCTGAAATCAACGCTTGCTTAGACATTATTTCAGAATTCTCCACTCAGCGCAACGAACACAACAAGACACCATTCAGCTTTGAATTCAAAGAAGACCCTACTCCGCATGAAGTAGAATTGCTAACTAAGCAATTGCAGCAATGGTGTAAGCTAAACGAATTTGATGTTCGTATGTTCAAAATTTTCCGCAACATCATTAAGTACGGAGATCAGGTATTTGTTCGTGACCCAGAAAACTTCAAGCTTTACTGGGTTGATATGGTTAAGGTTATTAAAGTAATCGTTAACGAATCAGAAGGTAAGAAGCCCGAACAGTATGTATTGAAAGATATCAACGTCAATCTACAGAACTTGAGCGTTGCACAGAAAACGAATACAGACTTTGCAGCTAACCCTGCTACTGGTTTAGGCGGTACAGGTGGTGGCACCAACACTCCTTATACTGTTCCTGCAATGCCATACAACACTACAGGATCACGCTTCACATTAGGACAGAGTGAGTCTGCGGTAGACAGTAAGCACATTGTTCACTTGTCGTTGACAGAAGGGCTTGATAGATTCTGGCCATTCGGACAGTCAATTCTTGAGAACATCTTTAAGGTCTACAAGCAGAAGGAACTATTAGAAGACGCTGTTCTAATCTATCGTGTACAACGTGCTCCTGAGCGTAGAATGTTCAAGATTGACGTTGGTAACATGCCAAGTCACTTAGCTATGGCATTCGTTGAGCGTGTTAAGAACGAGATTCACCAGCGCAGAATTCCTTCAGTGTATGGTGGCGCAAGTGTAGTTGACGCTACATACAATCCGCTATCAATGAACGAAGACTATTTCTTCCCTGTAACAGCAGAAGGTCGTGGTTCGAGCGTTGAAGTTCTTCCTGGCGGACAGAATCTAGGCGAGATTGATGACTTGCGTTACTTCAACAATCGTCTTGCTCGTGGTCTACGTGTTCCGTCATCATACTTGCCAACTGGCCCCGATGACAACACTACTCCATTGAGCGATGGTCGTGTTGGTACTGCGATGATTCAAGAATTCAGATTCAACCAATACTGTGAACGTTTGCAAAACTACATGGCATTGAAGTTTGACGAAGAATTCAAGTTGTTCTTGCGTTGGAGAGGCTTCAATATTGATACAAGTCTATTCCAATTAGTATTCAATCCTCCACAGAACTTTGCTGCATATCGCCAAAGCGAACTTGATAATGCAAGAGTTGGCACATTCACAAGCATGGAGGCACTTCCCTATATCTCAAAGCGTTTTGCCCTTGAAAGATTCTTAGGTCTAACAGAAGAAGAAATCAAGCGTAACGAAAAGCTTTGGGAAGAAGAAAATAAAGAAGAAGTTACTGATGAGCCAGGCGGCAGTGATCTACGTAACATTGGCATATCAACTGGTGACTTCGAATCTGATTTGGAAACTGCGGATGAAATTGAATCAAGCGAAGAAATGGCTGATATGGGACCGGAAGCCGCAGGCCCAGTAGGTGATGCCGGCGGAGCAGCAGTTCCAGGTGGAGCAGCAGGCCCAGTAGGTGGCGGCGGAATGCAAATCTAAAAGATAAATAGTTTTATGAAACTATTAGAAATGTTTGACGCCCCAATTAACGGGATGCAAGATGTTAATGCTGATAACAGCAAGCCTACCTATAGAACATCAAGAAAAACAAAACTAACTCTAAAGCAAATTCGCAAGCTTCGTAGAATGCTGGATGTAAGAAACTACGAAAAGCAAAAATATCTAGAAAATGTTCGTAAGCAATATGGTGCAAAGCCTGAGCAGGCGGCAGGCGCCGCTGCTGCCTAAAACGCATATCTATATTAAAAACTCAAAAAATACATAGTTATTGAGTACTTTTTCTGACTATGGCATAAGTAATTCTACAAAGCCATTTGTATCAGGAGAACATTTCAATGGATATTAAAAAGTATGAAGAATTGATCAACCTAGTGATCAATGAAAATGAAGAACAAGCCCGCGAACTATTTCACGAAATCGTTGTAGAAAAGTCAAGAGAAATCTTTGAGTCAATCATGGCCGAAGATGACGATATGGCAGATGACGAAGACATGATGGAAGGCGAAATGGAAGGCATGGGCGGACAAGTAGGCGATCTACTTGACGAAATTAATGCTGAAGAATCAGGCGTCATGGAAGAAGAAGACGATGAAGACATGGACTTCACCGATGACGAAGAAGATATTGAAATCGGCGGCGACGAAGACATGGGCGACGAAGGCGGCGAAGAAGTTGAAGACGCTGTAATTCGCATTGAAGACAAGCTTGACCAGTTGATGGCAGAGTTTGAAGATATCATGGGCGGTGGCGCTGATGATGACATGGGCGGCGAAGAAGACTTCGGTGACGAAGGCGACGCAGACATGGATTTCGGTGACGAAGACGAAGAAGCTATGATGGAAGCAGTTCAACTTAAGAAGGTTTCTGTAACTCACGGCGACAACGGCGCACAGACAAAGAGCCCAGGACTACAGGGTTCAGGTCAAGCTGGAATGGACAGTCACCCAGTAAAGTTTGCAGGCGCACACGAAGCAGTTCCTACTGCTCCTAAGGCTCCAAGCAACTTCTACTCAAAGGGCGAAACCCAAGTAAAGGGCGCAGGTAACTTCAAGAACAGTCCAGGTAAGGATAACTTCAAGGACAAGGGCGAAGCAGCTCCTAAGCCAAAGCACGGTGACGATGGTGCAAACACCAAGAGCCCAGTAGCTGAATCACGTAGATCAGCACGTAGACCAATTCGCTAATAGGAAACTGAGAGAATGGCTTTGTATCTCAGAGAAAATCTAACGTTCGACCGCGCAGGAATGGTGGTCGAGTCAATTCATGAAGAAGGCACTGATTTTAAGACCCTCTACATGAAGGGGATTTTCATTCAGGGCGGGGTAAAGAACGCAAACGAGCGTGTTTACCCCGTCAATGAAATTGAAAACGCTGTAGATACATTAAACAAGCAAATCTCAGAAGGCTACTCAGTTTTGGGTGAAGTTGACCACCCAGATGATCTTAAAATCAATTTAGACCGTGTATCACACATGATTACAAGCATGTGGATGGACGGTGCCAACGGTTTTGGCAAGCTAAAAATCCTTCCTACTCCAATGGGTCAACTAGTAAGAACTATGTTGGAGTCAGGAGTAAAGCTAGGTGTTTCCAGTCGTGGATCAGGTAATGTAAACGATATGGATGGTAGAGTCAGTGATTTTGAAATCATTACTGTCGATATCGTCGCCCAACCTAGCGCACCAAACGCATACCCCAAAGCAATTTATGAAAGTCTCATGAACATGAAACACGGACATAAGATGCTTGAAATTGCTAAGGAAGCTCAGGGCGACAAAAGAGTACAACGATTCCTTGGTGAGGAAGTAAAGCGTCTCATCAATGAACTTAAGATATAAAAAGGAATCAAACAAATG